ATCGTTGGTCTTTAATTTTGTTTGCAAGTTTATAAAATTGGTCTGCGCTTTGATTGAACTGTTCACTGATACTTAAATCGCCAACAGTTTTAGAATAGTTTGCTCTATGAGCGTAAGAGACTGCTATGTTTTCTGCTGCCGCTCTTGATGCTTCCCAAATATCACTGTTATGCAAAGTTATTAAAAAAGTTATTTCTTCGTCAGTTAAATGAGCGTCTGTGCTTTCTGTGTCACCGATTAGGAAACGAACTTTTGCAAGGTTGCTTAAACTTGGGTCACCAACATAAGTAAATGTCATTGTTGAACTTTATCTGGAAGTCTTGAAAACGCTGCGTTAATTTCTGAAGATGAAAGTTCCCCATCAGTTAAGTACGCTCTTGCTAACGCTTCTGAAACAACAGCAACACCTGAAACTGCTGCTAACGCTGCGGCTTGCCAAAGTTCAATACCAATAATTGAACCAGCACCAAGCATGCCCATTCCTTGAGCAACAACAACAGCGAACATTCTTAAAAAGATTTGTTTAGTTTTTTTCATTACTAACAACCAATAAGAAGTAACGGACTTAAACCAGACAAAGAGGCAGGGTCAACATATCTGAAACCTGAAGCAGTTGCTGAGTCTCTTGTTAAAACAAAAGTGTTAGCACTTCCAGTTGCACCTGTTAAAGTTGCGGTTAAAAGGTAAGTTGATAAAAGAGTGTCAATGTCAGTGACAGCGTTTTGTATATCAACAGCCACGTTAGGTGCGTCTGCGTTTTGAGGGAACCTAAAACCTTTACTTGTTGTACCAGCCATTTATATCAAAATCTCTTTCCATGTTTGTTCATCTTCACTCCAAAAATGACTTTTGTTAAGTTCAAAAGTTGGGTTTGGTATTGGTGCATCCCATTCACATGTTTGTTCGTCTAAAATCCATGAAGGATAAGGTTTAGGTGCTATGAAAGCATCACGAACAGAATCGTAAATTCCACCAATAATTGCATAGTTTTTTCTTAACGCTTTTGATTGGTCAGCACTTGGTTCACCTGTTTCAGGATTGTAATGAACACCACCTCTTGTGTTGCAAGAAGTTTGTATCCAAGTTCCACCAATGTTATCTATTAACCATTGATAGCCTTCATCAGGTTCGTTATTATTTCCAACAGTAATTGTTTGTACAATTCCGTTTTCGTTTATTAAAGCAAAATGTGACATTAAACTGCGTACCTCACAATGACTCTTCCGTTAGTACCACTGGCTCCTGGACTTGATAAATCTCCTCCACCGCCACCACCTGAACCTCTATTTGCTGGAGAAGCGCCTCCGCCTGGTGAATTGAATGCACCGTTGTATCCTCCTCCTCCGTTTCCTGCACCACCACCACCTCCGCCTCCACCTCCAGGACGACCTCCGCCGCCTCCTCCGCCAGCGTAAGCAACTGATTGATAAGTATATGAACTTCCGCCAGTTGGAGCAGTTCCAGCACTTCCAGCGCCTCCGCCTCCTCCACCACGAGGACCACCTGAACCACCACCGCCGCCGTGACCTAAAGTTTCAGAATCGGCATCATCTTGATAAGTTGAATTTGCAGTACCACCACCGTTACCGCCTCGACCTCCAAGTGAACCAAAAGTTCCAGAAGGTACTTGTCCGTATCCTCCTCCACCGCTTCCTGCGAGTGCAGTTAATGAACCAAAAACTGTATCACCACCATCACCGCCTGGAGCAGAACCACCACCTGAACCACCACCGCCGCTACCACCGATAGTAATAGATTGATTTGCTGAAACAAAATATGCTGTTTTTAATTTAATTCCACCAGCGCCACCACCACCACCGTAGTTACCGCCACCACCTCCAGCACCACCAAGAATAAATACTTCAACAAATCCAGGACTTGTTACAGTTAATGTTCCGTTAGTTGTGAAGTCATGTGTCTTAAATCCACCTGAAGTTGATTCAGCACCACCAGAGCCAGCGAACTTTGACCCTTTAGCAAAACCAAAACCGCCAGCGGAACCAGCACCTAATGAACTAATGATTGGCATTTTTATCCTTTAAGCGAATTTGGCTTGTGTCTCTAAAACTGTAAATGTTGCTGAGGCTGTTTTAATAATTGTGAAAACGTAAACATCTATTGCGCTTGCGTTTCCAGCAGAAATAGCAGAAGGAACTTTAGGTGTGACACCTGTTCCATCAATTTGAATAACGTTTGGGTAATAAGCAGTTGAACCGTTTGTGTTCATCCAAACAACAGTAATAGAATCACCTGTTGCAAGAGCAGTGTTAAGTGAAACACTTGAACTGTAACGAATGTTAAGTGTATGGTTTGCTGTTGCGTTTGTTGTGTAATACCAAATAGATGCGGTATCAACTTCTAAGTTAATTGTTCCTGTTGCGGCGGCAGCAACAATGTTAATATCTTCTTCTAAACCTCTTACTACACCGTCCTTAAAAGTGGCTGTGTTGATAGTTGGTGAAGTTAAAGTTTTGTTTGTTAAAGTGTCTGTTGAAGAAGTAGTAACAACGTTAACACCTTCAATAGTTACAACACCAGCGGAGGCTCTAGCAAGAGTGGTATCTGTTGCGTGACCTAACTCAATGGCTGTTGCACTTGCTGTGCCAAGAGTAGGAGTTGTAAGGGTTGGGCTTGTAGCGAATACAAGTGCACCTGTACCTGATTCGTCGGTGATTGCGGCTGATAGTTCTGAAGATAAGGTTACATTTCCTGTTGTGCCCGACCCACCATTGACTGTTATTGCCATTATGCTATCTCGCTTCCGAATGCTTGAAATGTTGCGTCAGTTGTTGATGCGTAAACACTTATAACATCTGTTGCATCTAAAGTTAAACCAAGTGTATAAGCAACTGTTGAATTAGCGGCAATAACTGTGTTATAAGCAAGATATTGTGAGTCTGCAATTGAAGCACCGTTTGGTCTAATAGCAATTCTGTAAATTATTGCTGAGCCTGCTCTGTTTGTTACAGTGAGAGATGAAACAACAGTTTCCGTTGCTGCTGGAACTGTGTAAAGGGTTGTTAAAGTTATAGCGGCAGGATTACTTTGACCTAAAACTTTGTATGATGTTGCCATTATTTATCCTCCGAAAAGAAGTAATCTATTAAGTAGATTAGCATAAATTGTGTTCGCTGTATTCCTTGAAGCAAGCGCGTTGGAAGCATATGTTGCGGTTTCGGAAACAAAAATTGAGGCATCAGTTCCCTCAACTTGGTAAGTGCTACTGTTCATTAGCGTGTAAGAGGCTTTAGAGGCGTTTAGAAGGGTGTAGGAGGCGTATTGGGAGTTAATGTACCAATAACGTCCAGAGAACAAGAAAACGTTACTGGTTTGATTTATTTCAGTATCAAGGTTGTCAATGTTTGCGGTAAGAGTATTCCATTCTGGTTCCAACACTAAAGAAACAATAACAGGGGATGCTGTTGTGTCTGGGCTAACATCAGATAAATCTAAACTACCAACCGTTGCAAGCGGTAGAGACAAAGTGTAAGTTCTTCCTTTCAAAAAAGTTTCTTCAACAGTGTAAGTAAAATTAGGAACAATATCTGTGTCATCTGTTGCTGGTAAAGCAATAGTGAAAGAACCGTTGGCGTCCAAAGTTTTTGTTACAGTTGAAGGCACAAGTATTTGGTCACCAGCAGGGTTTCTTAAAAGTGAACTCAAAACAAATCTAACCTGACCCACAATTGGTGTTCCCTCAAAGTTAACAAAAGTTCCCGTAACAGTAACAGTGTTAATTGATGTATCTAAAGCCATTTACTCAACCACCTAAAAGGAAAGGATGGTTTGTGTTAGATAACGTTGTTTGAGTTGTTGCAAGATAAGAAGCAACGTTGTTAATGTTTGTTGAAAGATTTGTTGAAGTTGAGGTCGCTGCGGTTGTTGTTACTTCCAAATTAGTCATAAGGGTTTGGTAAGGTGCTAAACCACCAATTGCAACATACGGTTCAGCCATTTATAATCCCATTAACAAAAAATTGTTGAATACTCTTTTACTAACATCTGCACCAACAGTAGCAGTTGTTTCAGAATTAGTTTTAGCGGTAGCGGTGTTTGTTGCCGCGTCTTTTATGTTGTCACGAATTGTGTCAGCAGTATTGTATCGTGTTAACAAAGTGTTGTAAGCAGATAAAGTAATATAACTTGCTGCCTCATCAACACTAACAGCAGCAGCGGTGTCTGCTAGTTCAATTGGGCTTGTTGAACTTGAAAGAACTTCAATATAAAAAGTTCTTCCACCACTGAAAACTTCTTCAACTAAATATCCTAAAGAAGTTGGTGTTCCATCACTGTCATCTGTTACAGGCAAGGTAACACTGAAACGACCATTGGAGTCCAAAGTTTTTGTAACTATTTGATTCACATGAATAATGTTTTGGTCTTTGTCTTTAATAATAGTTGTTGGTGTGAACCTAACTGAACCAGTTATTGGTTGACCTTGAACATCAACATATTCTGATTCAACAACTTTTGTTGAAATATCTGAGGAAATCGCCATACGATTAGCCTCTCGTTAGATTCCTTGACGTAAAACGTTCACTGTTAAAGTACTAGAAGCAACAATGGCGTAAAGTTTTTCAGGTTTTAATAAATCAATAGTAAAAGTTGTTAAAGGTAAAAGTGCGTGACCGTATGAAGCAGTTGTTACAACATCTGTTCCAAGATAAACAGTTACAGAACTTGAAGGGTTTTGTACCGCAATAGAAGCACCATCTTGACCAGAGTATGTTGCATCAGCCAATAAAGTTGCTGCTGTTGTAACAGAAACACGTTCAGTTGTTAAAGCCATTTTGTTCTCCTAAAAATTAAGGGTGTAAAGGGTAGGTGGCACTACCCTTTACTTGTCGTTTACAACTGTTACTTTAGATACTTCTTTAGGAGCATCTGATAAATAACGGTTACGTTCTAAAGTTGCGACGTTACGCCACTTACTTACCTCAACTATTGTTCCAGGTTGAAGTATTTTATCGCCCGCTTGAAACGGTCTCAGAACAATTTTTTTCATATTACGAGGTCATGTCAATCCACACATAAGAAAATGTGCGAGCGGTGTCATTGATTGCTGAACCAGTTGGATTGTAAAGATAAATTGAAACTGTGTCCGCTGCTGAAATAGCCGCTCCACAATAAATCAAATCATCATTCAAATCTGATGGTGGGTTAACAACAATAACATCAGTTGTTTTTGCACCAGTCAATGTAAAAGTAACTGAACCTCTAGTTGTTGCAGCGATTGATGCTGGGTCAACTGAAGCAGTACCAAAATCTAAACCGTAATTAACATCACCTGTTGAACCAACAATTCCACCAACGGCAATTTCTCCGCGTGAAATTCTATTTACTTGTGGCATTATTTCTCCTTAATAAGAATCTAGGCCCAATTGAATTGGACCTAGATAATTTAAGTTGCTAACTACGCAACGATTGTTGTCCAGAAGTAACCAAGGTCTGCACCGATTACTTTATTGTCGAATGACATTTCTGCTTCGACTCTGTCTGCTTTAATGCTTTCCATACGGAAGGATGAAGTTCCAATGTTAGCACCAAGTCCTTGTGAAACACCAGTCCATGAGAATTGGTATCCAGCGGAAGGAGTCATTACACCAGGGTTTTGAGCAACGTGAGCAAGAAGTGCGCCTTTACCAAAAGCAAAACCGTACGCTTCTGATGCGCCTTCGTTGTTTGTTGCTTTAACTGCTTTTGCAATCATAACGCGAGGGATGTCAAACATTGCTGCTAACATATCGGTTGTAATTGTTTGGCTTGATGTGTATTTAATTCTGTCAACAAGGTCTGGATGGTTCTTTAGTGAACGGAATACTTCGTATCCCAAAACTAAAGTGTTTGCTTCCATACCTGTGCTTCCAAGAATTTCTGCCTTTGCTGTTTCGATATCGTTAATTGGGTCTGAAGAAGTGTAATCGGACCATTGTTTGGTTTGACCAGATGTTGGTGTACCAGACACGCCTGTTACGTCGTCTGCCCAAACTCCTGTTGTAAAGAAGTCTGTAACGAATTGAAGTTCGCGACGTAGCAATAATCTGTGTGTAACAAATTCTGCTGCTTCGCGTAGCGGATTTAATGGAGCATCAGCGTTGGCAAGTGTTTGGTCGCCAACGTCTTTATGGAATGCCCATACATCTGCGTTGTATGTTCCAGTTGTTAAGTTGTAACCAGAACCAGCAGACTCTGTTGCATCTGCTCTGCGTTGTGCTTCGTCACGGAACCAATCGTTCTTGGTGTAAACGAAATACTTATCTGATTTCTTATCCACTGGGATAATTGGAAATACTTTATCGGCGATAAAGTTTTCTTGTCTTTGCATGTATGCGACAGAAATGTTAGTTAATATCGCATCTACGTGGACTGATGATGATGTTGGTTGTGGCATGTTTAGTCAGTCTCCTTAAGCCGCGCGGTGCGGGTTCGCACAGTTGATAACAGCGGTGACGATATTTGCATCAGCACCACTTTCGGTTAATAATGTTCCAGCGACATATTTGGTTGTATCAGTTCCAGCAACTAAAGCAACTGCTTTACCTGCGGATGATGTACCAATTTGTGCGCCTTCTGCAATTGCTGCACCAGCAACAATTTTTGTTCCACCGACAACAAGAACTTCTGCTTCTGCGCCTGCGGTTGGAGCGTTTTGTAACACACCAATTGGAATATCAGTTGCGGCGGATGCTGCTGCTGCTTCTCCTGATGAATTCAATTTTACGAATGTGTATTGTTTTGCTGAAAGGTCTGCTGCTGCTACCAGAGTAACCTTTACAGAATAATTACTAATTTCGTATGCCATAAGTTAGGCCTTCTTCTCTGCTAAGTACTGTGAGTACAAAGATGGGTTAGCAATAATGGCATCAGAGAACGCTTGTTCAAACGTTGCACTTGTTCCATTATCGACTGCTGATTTTGCTAAAGTAGAAAGTTGGTCAACAGCGTTACCAGTTGCGGTAGCGTCTACTGATTTTCCTAATTCAGCAAAAATGTTTGCTGATTCTGATTGAGCATTAACAGCGGTGAGAACATCCTCAACACTTTTTGCTAATTCAGAATCTTGTAATGCTAAACGTCTTAACGCAGGTCCTAATTTTGTTGCGTCAATTGGCAAATGGCTCCAGCCTTTTGCTTTCTCAACTGCTTCAACATCAGCGCGGTCATCACGTTCTTTACGCAATACGGATTCTGCTTCTTCGGCACGTTGTTGTGCGTCTGTTGCATTTTTTTCGAGGACCTCGAGCATCTTACGTAATGGTTCTGGCGCTTCTTTCTTCATGCGCTTCATTTTCATTTCGTCGTCTTCTTCGTCTTCTTCGTCTTCTGCCATTTCCATTTTAGGTTTTTTCTTTTTGGAATGCATGGCCTTCTCGAGTTCAGCCTCTAGTTCTGTAATTCGTGCGTTTGCTTGTTCTAAAGATGTTGTTGCATCTTTTAACAAATCATCAGCACTCTTTGTAATTTCGTCGGACATTAAGTCCTCCTTTTTGGCTGGTTCATCTGCCTGAGTATTTGACTCAGGAGTTTGTGGGGTTTCGTTAAGCGGTTCTAAAACGGAAAGGACATCTGTTGCATCAACAGATTTCATTACCATCCACCCTTCTTGCATATGTGCTGGGTGGTCCACTCCACTTGTCTCTTCTACATTTAATGCGACCATTTTCTTGGCGCGACGTGACATTAAAAGCCTCCGAAAAAATATAGAGATACCTTTATCAATTTATCATAAGTTGAAAGTTTTAATTAAGACTCGCCAAAAAAAAGTTTATACAAAATGGAAGTCCCTCAAATACTTAGCCTAGGGGGTCTAAATATCCAAGGGACCTATTGGTGGGGATTAACCAACTCTATGAAACTAAATTAGTAACAAACCTTTCCATCATTAAAATCTTAAGGTAAGCACGTTGTTCTAAAAGAACCATTCCCAACCAATTAGTTCCTTCACGCTCATACCAAACAACATTAGGGACGAGTTCAACACCCCATATTTTATCGTTCCATAAAGTTCCTTCTTGCAAATAAGCGTAACCTGTTAACAAAAGTTTCTGACTTAAATCATAATTATCAAACTTTGCTCTAACAGTTAAACGCATTACTTCAAGTTTTATTTCTTCCCAGTCGCTACGTAAAGGAGCGTTTCTTCCAAACGTTTTAGCCTCTTGGGGGTCGGAAGCAAGACGAATCTTATGGAACCACTCAAGACCTTTGCTACTGCCGTCGAGGGTTTTATGTGCTTGGTATAAATGTTCTCCTGTTTGCCAATCGTATCCACCGAACTTAATTGGTTCTCCGATATAGAAGTTGGATAAGAAACTGTAGGGATTGGTTG